CCGCATCGAAAGCCCCTGCGGCAAACTTGCCCGACGTTATCGCAGAATCGGCTAACTTTGCCGCTGTGATTGCGTTATCCGCTAGTGCCGCCGCGTTGATCCAGCCTGCCGGAGCGTTTGCTCCAAGGCTTGTAAGATAATCCGCACTTGGCAAAGTCCTTGCCTCAAACTCCGCATTCGTCGGGATGTCGCCTAGCTGTGTATCTAGGTTTGCACTGGCCAAGCCTACTGCCGCTCGCGTTCCAGCGGCGTCGAGTGGGGCGACTGTATTCGCACTATCAGTGCCACGCATCGGTGCATCAACGTCGCCATCCGAATCCCATAACACAACCTTATAGCCGCTGTCGCCGTCGATGGTGGCAGACACAAGCAATTCTAGGTGATCTGTTTTCGCCCATCCTGCATCGGTGGTAAACGTCGCAAGATAAACGCCAGTCTCCGCCGTGGTCGATACCGTCACCGTCGTTCCGCTTGCCGATCCATTGCGGTAAAGAATCGCCGTTGGTGTCGAGTCCGCTGCCGTTGCGATGCCCGCTAATTTCGTGATAAATCGCTTGCGGTATCCGTGGTTGAGTTGGATCATGTGCCTAAGCTCCTGCTGATACCTTCGATGCCGGTGAAGCCTGCGGTGCCGGTGCCTTCGCCCTCAAACGGATAGCGTTCATTTGTAGTCAACACATTTGCATCAAGCGACTTAGCAAAACTTCCAGATTCGGTGCCGATCAATACCGTAGCAAGTCCGCTGCCCGACACACCAAACGCTCCGCTTGTCGTGCCTGTTGCTGTGCCGACTTGGGCGAATCCGGTATCGATCGACAATCCGTGTGCATTGGCTACGCCGCCGCCGGTTGCGTTGCCGAAAAATAAACCGCCTGACGTAATTCGTGTGCCTGGATTCGCCGCTGTTGCTGATCCGGTTGCGTTGCCGACCTGCACGCCACCTTCTCTTAGATCAGTTCCGCCGAGGATGGATGCTCCGGTCCCTCCTTGTGAGTTGCCAATATGGAAGCCACCTAATGTGGCTTGCACACCGGCGCCAAGATTACTTCCTGTGCCGCCGATTGAATCTCCGCGAAGAACACCGCCAGTGGTAACCCGCACCTTTGGATTTGGTGACGCATCGCCATGTGCATTGCCGATCATTTCGCCACCTAGCGACACGACGACAGCGACGGCGATATGCACTCTCGCTGCCGTAGCGTTGCCATTCATTACTCCACCAGAGAGGCTAATTGCATCGCCATCTAGTGCATTGCCGTTGATCACGCCCCCGACATTGACTTGTACAGAGGCTCGAGTATTGGCCGCCGATCGTCCGACATCCGCATTAAGGATTGCACCGTCGTTTATGCGGACTGTGCCGCCATTAACATTGCCCCCAAGCACAACATCAGTGACGTTGACGGTTACGCTGCCGCTGGTGGTAAAAATACCATTGGCAACCGCTACCGCACCGGCTGTGCCTAGTAGTCGGTTGACAGTCACATTCTCATCGATTGTCACCGTAAAATTATTAGCGTGGACATCATCACCAGACGCCGGTTTTGTACCGCCATTCCAGTTCGCGGCATTGCTCCAGTTGCCGTTTGCGAGTGGGTACTTTTCGGCCATCACTCACCCCCAAACACGTCGCGAACCTGCTGCTGCGTCGTGATCGTCGCAGCGTGCAAGCGTTCGCGGACGACCGCCGACTTCGCCTCATACCATGCCGACACCTCATTCGCCGCCCTGTGCTTAGCCGCTTGATCGATCGCCGCTTCCGCTTCGCCGATCGTCATCAATTGATACATCCGCCCACTGCCCAGCGCGTACAGATCGCGAATCTGATCGGCCGACAGCGACAACGCCCCGATAATGCCGATCACCAGCGGCCCATGCGATGCCAAGTGCGTATCAACTTGCACCGACCCCGGCGACGCAAGGTGCGACAACAATCGCTCGATGCCAGATGATAGCGCGATCAGGTTCGCATCGTCGCTAGCGGCCAGCGTTGCGACCGACTCAGCCAACGGCCCACGCCAACCGCCGCCGACGCCGAACCAGGCTAGTCGATTGTCGGCCAGGTAGTTTCGTAACTCTTGCGCGTTGATCGGTCGCGCGGTTTCGTGACGACTTGCAGCATACGCCACGATCTGCGCCGCCGTCATGGTTTGCCAATTTGGAATGTTCGCGATCGTCATGTCTTTACCTATAAGATTTTCCAGGCCCTGAGATATGCCCGATTCGCAATCCTTTAACCGCGTCGGCGCTCGCGCCCGTAGTATCCTGGCCGCGAGACCGAGGCGGCTCCGCTGCGGACGCCTTTGAGCGTTTGGGAGCCGGCGTGATTGGTGGATACATGTTCGACGGTGTACGTTACTTCGTCGCAGACAAAGACACTGCCGATAGGCACCTCCGATTCACCGGTGCCAAGCAGCACTTTTCGGACAATCACCTGCTCGCGATCATCTTTCGTGCGTCGCCACTCGGTACGCTCGCGGTAGACAGTCGCATCGGTCGGCTGAGGACTGCCGCCGATGCGTGTCAACGTGATTGCGGACAAACCACCATGAGCCGACTGGACGGCGTATGCGACACCGCGAATAGCATCAGCCAGGCCCATGGTTTCAGCCTTATTCTGGCGCTAGCGTGTATTCGTTCAGCTTAACTAAGACCGACGTTTGGCCCGACACCTTTTGAAAGACTGCTCGGCCGATGTCGACTCCCGATTCTGTGCCGTTTGCAACTGCGACGCCAGCAAGGATTTCGACAGTCGCACCGGCGGCAAAGGTGGTTGCACTGGCCGATGGCACTTCGGCGATTCCCTTGTATCGCACATGAATCGGGTCGCCAGTAGCATTGCTGGGGTTGAGCTTCTCAACCAAGCAAGCGCCCAGCACCGCGTGAATGATGATTGCGCCGCTGGCGATGTTTGCCGACGGCGCAGGAATCTGGGCGGTGCCGAACTCGAAATGAAATTTTGCGGACATTGGGTTGCAACCGTTAGCGTGTTCGAGGGTCGGAGTGACTCCCGAACACGATGCCTATTTTCCGCGATGTGTCCCGATTTGGGTTGCGCTGGTGTCCAGGCTTTAGCCGCCGAGTATTGGTCCGGTCGATGCCGGGCGGCTAAAGCCTGGACACCAGCGCAGGCCTGAGATTACTCGGCCGCAGCCTTGCGGCGACGTCGACGAGGTGGCGGTGCCTGTTCCTCTTCGGCCTGGGCAATCATCTGCTCGACGACTTCGGGGTCGCGGTCCTTTTCAAACTCGGGGTCGTCCGATTCGCAGAAGACCGCGTCGCCGGTGCGGACCAGGCTGAGCAGCTGTCCAATTTCGACGCGAGAATCGAGTTCAAAGTCGCGTCCGCTCCGCAGCAGCGATAACAGATCGCGTGTAACGCTGAGGTCTTTCTCTGTGGTCACGGTGGCAACAGTTTCGCCGGCTTCAAAGCGACCGGACGAAGCGACGAATGTCGCGATAGCAGTGATGGTGATTTGCATGATTGTTGATTTTGAGGAGGTAAAATTTGCTAACAAAAAAGGCGATGGTCTGCGTGAGCAAACCACCGCCCAGTGCGGCGATCACAGCAGAGCCCTGGGGCCAGAACTTACGCTGTGGCTCGATGCAACCCACGCCAATCGATGGCCTTGCCACCGATGTCCATGTTGCACTTCCAACCCATCCCCCAACGGGCTCCAGTCAACATGAACGTATCCATACGCGGTGCACGGCCGGTTCCTCGGCGATAGCCGATTTCGATCCCATTGCGGTTTGCAGCAGCGGCCCCGTACCAGGTCGTTTCCGATCCGGCGTACTTTGTGCCGGTATCGGGATCGGTTACACCGTTGTCGAGTCGCGGATCAGGCACCACCTGGAACTGGCCTTGATGCGGGTTAGCGGTACCGTCCTGCGTGTTGGCAGTCGTGTTCCGCAGCTCCGCACTGGTGACAAGCTGACGAGCGGTAAACTCGAGGTTTTCGGGAACGATCAAATAACGCATCGCGTTCTGGATCGATCGCCCGTTTTCGCTCTGGGTCGCCATGTTGGCTTTCGCCGTCCGCAGCGTACCAGCAGCCAAAGCCGCAGACGTCTCGACGTTGCCGTGATCGGCATGGAACAGCGGTGTTGCGTCCCGCATGTTCGCGTTGGCAAACAGGATCGCATACACGAGGTTGGGCCGCAGCTCGGCGGCCAGCTCCCCAAGTTCACGCGGCGTGTGCTCGGACAATCCGCCGAAGCTGTCGTCGATCATGTCCTGTTCGTCGATCGTGAACTGACCGGCGTAACGAGCGATCTTATAAGATTCGATCGCGTCGCCGTACTCGATCTGCTGGGCTTCGGCACCGCGCGCAAGCTTCTTCATGCCAGACGCCTTCGTCAATCGGCCTCGGTCGTTGACCTTAAAGTCGTTGACATCGGCTTCGGTTACCCAGCCTCGGGTCGAGTCTGCGATTCCGAGATAGGCCTGCAGGATCTGCATGTTGACCGACGTGCTGAAAATCGCACTCAGCGTCGCGGTCGAAAGTGCGCGACGGATCACGTCGTCACGATCGTGCGGAACAGGACGATTGGCCAATCGCAACGCCTCGCGGCAGAAGTCGACCATCGACAACGACGCGAAGTTATGCGACATGTCGCGGGCCCGTTCAAACCGTTCCATCGGATCAGGTTCGGTGCCACCGGCGACGCGAGCGATAAACCGGCCGCCTGCGGTCGCTGCGGCCAGGTTGTTCAGCCAGGCACCACGCACGCCGTCGCGTCGCAGCATGGCCGATGCTTCGCGACGTGCGAACATCGCATCGTCGAGGGCGAATCCTTCACGCAACAACATCGCACCTTGCAACGCTTCGAGCGTGCAGTCGCCGTCGTGCGATCGGGAAATGATGCCGATTTGTCCGCCGCTGCCATGGCCACCAGGAACGGCGGCGGGGCGTGTTCGCAAGGCTCGCAAAAACTCGCGAGTGACCTGCTGTTCGTCCCAGTCTTCGGCGAGTGCTCGCTGTACGAGATCGGCCGGAATGTCGGTACCGGCTTGTTGGCGAATGAACTCGGCACGACGACGACGTTCGGCAGCGTTGGCGGCGATCGCTCGTTGGATTTCAGCCTGCAGGTCGGCTGGGGTTTGGTTGCCGTTCGCGCTTCGGGTCAGGTCTTGGCCTGGGTCCGCCGGAGTCGTTGCACCGGCGGTGCCTGGACCCGGAGTGTTTGTTGTGCCGCTGCGTTGGACAGTTCCTTTGTCTTCAGGCGGGTCACTGCCGTCTCCATCCGCATCGCCGATCCTCTCGAACTCCGCGAGCTCGTGGTCGACCAGGTTACGAGCAAAGTTTTCGGCGGCCGTATCATCAGCGTCAGGACGCATGCCGAGATCGACCAGATACGAGAGTTGAGCGGCTTTATAGGCCATGGGTAAGCACCATGTTCGAGGGTCGGAGTTGACTCTCGAAAACGATGTCTAATCTTTGCCATGTGTCCCGATTTGGGTTTCGCTGGTGTCCAGGCTTTAGCCGCCCGGCATGATTCTTAATCAACAACCGGCCGCCTAAAGGCGGTACACCAGCGCAGGCTACATTGCCGTCGCTGCGCCACCGTCGGCGCCAAAGATGACGATTGATGCTTCGCGTTCGATCCATCGCGTGGTGATCCGCAGCGGCATTCGGCCAGCGGTCCAGCGTCGACCGGCAACCTCGGTCGTCACGCCTGGCTCGATGTCGGTCCATGCCATTCGCCGGCCACCGATCGACACTCCGCGCAAGTGACCGTCACGAACACGCGACCAAATCGGCTCGACGTCGGCAGTCTCAGCAAATTGCAGGTTCGCTCGGATTTCGTTGCCGACCATGCGACTGCTCAGAACACTGCCGAGCGTGTGTTCTAGCGAGTAGGACGAGTGAGCGTTCAGCAGCGGACACCAATCATATAACTGCCCACCGCTGGCGATCAGTACCTCCTGCATCATGCGACCCGATGCCCGGTCGTAGATAGTGACCGGGTTTTCGGTGGCGATGACTGCCGGGATCGTGCGAGCTTCGCGGTCGACTTGGTCGACCATGGTCATGGCCGCGCGAGTGAACCACTGGCCGGTGCGTTTGCCTGCGGCTCGATCGCGGTCGAGTCGTTGAAACCCCGAGATTAGATCGGCTTGCGAGTGATAAGTTTTGCTCATGACCTTGCGTTCTCGGTTTGTGGTCGGTTGGCTGGGTTGTTGCGTGGGCGTGCGTCGTTGGGCACTCGCGACGCTGGGCCGGATTGTTTCATCATGCCGCCAATCCATGCGACGATTTCTTCCGGCGTGAACCCTGCGGCCTCGAGGCGACGTTTCGTGCGAGCCCATGACGCGATGACGTCTTCTTCCTGACGGTTTTGCAGTCGGCAGGCTTCGGCAAACGTGAGCGTCTTGTTCTGCATGCCCATCCGTTCGGCTGCGCGTTCCTTGACCGGGTCGCCCTTGGGTCGCGGTTGCCAGTTCCACAGCAGGTGCAGATCCTGGGGAGCCGTCGGCAATTCGCCGGCGAGCTCGAGTTCACGGCGCAGCGTCTTGACCATGCGGTTGAGTGCACGACGACCGAGCCAGGCTTGCCACGAGTCGATATGACGGGTGTAGCCCTGGTCGTCAAACCGAGCTGCTGAGTAGGCATGTCCGGACGAATCGAGGCGAATCAGCATCAGCGGCATCGCAGCGGCTCGGCCCAGCTCAGCCATTCGCTCTTTGCGGTGCTCGACGTATGTCGCCGTCGGATGGTTCGCGTCGTGCGCTCGGACGTCCCAGCCAGGCGGTGCAGCTCGCGTGACCATGCGACGATGCTTTTCTTCGAACGACTCCGGCGGCTCAAACTTTTCGCCGTCTGGGTTGATGTTCACAAACCACTCGGATCGATCGGCGGCCAAGCGTGCAGCATCGAGAACGCTTTGGTCGTAAGATCGCAGGTCACGGATCGCGGGCAGCGCGGACGCTAGCAACGGATACCCGACCGATTGGCCAGGCTCGCTGCGGATGTAGCCGTGGAAAATCATGTCGGCCGGCACTGCGTCAAACTTGCCGGTCTCGTAGCGAAACGCACCGAAAAACTTTGGCTGGGCAATGTAGTAGGTGATCGGCATGCCGCTTTCGCTGCGACGAATCCCGAACGCAATGTTCGGGTCGCCGGTCATGCCCCAGGGCGTTTCGAGGCGGTCGGCGTGGATAACGTGCGTGCGGAAGGTCGCCGGAAAACTTGATCTTGTCTGGTCAGAGACTTCTTGTCCCAGGATTGAGCCGGCGGTCCACATTTGGCGGACCCACAACTGCAGGATGTCGACGAGCGACATTTCGTTGTTGTAGTCGCACAGTTCGCACCACTCGCGCCAGAACGCCTCGAGGCGATTGTTGTAGCGATCGTCGGACGATTGCACTTCCAGCGACGGTCCGTGCGAACCAACGACGTCGATCGCGTGAGTGGTCACCACACCTTCGACTGTCGGGTTGTTGTGGTACTCGTGCTGGGCTCGGGCTCGCAGCGTCGGCAAATCGACAGCCAGGTCGCTGTCGATCGGTTGACCGTGAGCGTCTTGCCATTGGGCTTCGTTGTTGCGATCCGTGACAGCAGCATCCCATCGCCGGAGTATTTTTGCGCCCGACGGGATCGGCGATGCCGGACTTCCCGAGCCGTCAATCGACCTCTCCGGAATGCCCGCCGGACGCGTGAATTTGCTGACCGGGCCCGATGACGGTGCGAGCGAAAGCGTATCGATCGACCAACTGAAATTGTGACCGCTCAAATTATCCTCGCTCGTGTCGAACAGCTACGGTTACCACACCACCGCGGCGGCCGACTCGACGACGCAGCGACTGGATCGACCGCGAGATCGCTTCGCGGTCCCACTCGACCCGTGCGTCTTCGATTTCGCCGTCAGGAATTACGGCCAGGGCCATTTCGGCCTCTTCCATCAATTGCAAAGCAGCGGCATGGTCGTTCGCCTCACTGGCTTCGATCGCAGAGAGCACTTTCGAGTTCACGCTGTCGATCAGCTCAGTAAAGTCTGCCATTGCCTAGCCTGGTGATGGGTTGCGGGTGCATCGATCCAGGGTTGCGTTTGCGTGGCGAATGTCCCGATTTGATCGGGCCGCTGGGTGACGTTGACCAACCGTGTCACGGTCGTGCATACGTGATCAGTGACGAGCGAACCAACCGCGTACCTTTTCGCGTTGCGGGTCGATCGCTTGGGAGACTGGGGCCTGGCCGCTGGTCGCTGCGACCAGCTTGCGGGCTCGCTTTGCGGTTTTGGCTGCCGGGTCGGCGTCGGGTTCGACCTGTTGTTTCTCCTGGGCGTCTTCGGGATCTTCTGGCGTTTCCTGCACGAAGTCGCCGTCAAACTTCACTGCCGGCGGCCGATAGCCGAGTCGTACCAATGCCGCGTACGCTTCGGCCAAGCAGTCCAATAAGTGGTTGGCGCCGGTGCGAATCCATCGTCTGCGTTCACCTTTACCGGGCACGAACTCGGTGATTAGTTGCTCGTTGGTCAGGTGTCTGGCGAGCGTGCGGTGAATCTTTTCCGGACCGGCAAACAGGCCGATCGACCCGGGTTGCTCGGTGTCGATCGACATGCCGTGCTGAGCGAAATACTTGTATTTGTCGGCGTCCCAGTGAACTTCGAACACTCGCGGCATCGGCAACCACTCGACGTACCAGGTTCGGTCCTGGGCGATCTGGCGCACCGTGCCGCCTTTCTTGGTCGGGCAGGTGTATTTCCGCTCGTCCATCTGCGTTTCGCCTCGACCACGGCAGGCTATGATCCATTGATTCAGACGCTGCGTTCCGTTGGCTTCGCGAGTAAACTCCCAGACCGCTTCGCGTCGGTGACCGGCGTCGGCCCAGACCTGATGCGGACGCAGCGACGACCCGCCCAGTACCGAGTACCCGGCTTGCAGGTAGCTGAGCTGGTCCATCAGTGCCGCCTTGATGGCCGCTTTGGGGTGCGTGCGATCACTCGGAACGTCAAACGATCCGTAGTCAGGCACGAACAAACGCCCGTCTTTGCGTGATGCCAGCGACAAATACCATCCGGTGCGGTCTCCAAGGTCATACGCGGTCGCTAGCAAATCGACGTCTTCGGGCAGTTGGCCGCGTCCGATTTCCATTCGCCTCGAGGCAACGCTGTCGCGAGTGATCACGATTTCGTCTTCGTTTTTGGGCGGCGTGTAAACTTGCGACCAGACGAATTGGCTGAGCTCCTTGTTAGAGAGTTCGCGTTCCGGCGTGTCTTCGGGAATTTGATCGGCAAGCCACTCGTCGGTGGCGACGTCTGACGCTCCGAGCAAGCAATTGACCCACGGCGTGGCGTGGTACCAGAGCCGTGTCGATTCGGGTTTGGGGCCCCGGATGCGGCCGCGTCGATCGACCGTCTGGCCTGCGTGCAACAGCACGGCATCTTTGAGCGATGCAAAGCGTTGCTCTTCGGTGATCGGCTTGTCGCATTCCGGGCAGACCCAGGTCGCAGCGTTGGCGGCCGCGATCTCGCTGCGAGCTCCTTTCCATCCGACCAAATGTTTGCGTCCGGGTGCGATGAACGTCTTGCAATGCGGGCATGGCGAAACGATCTGCGTCTTTGTGCTCGCCTCATATAAGACCCAGGGCAGTTCGGTCTCGATTGTGAGCGTGCCTTCAATGTAGGTCCGCCGTTTGTTGCGTTTATAAGATCTCTGTCGACCGCGAACTTGACGCAGCGGGTCGGCTTCGACGCTTTGGCCACCGGCTTGTGAGAATCCGGCCGCCTCGGTGATCGCGAGGGTTGGCGTTGTGAATCCTGCTTTGCCGGTGTCGTTGGCACCGGCTGAGAAAATCTTGAGGATCGCACCGTTGGCGAGCTGAACCATGTCGCGGACTTTACCGCCGCTGGATCCAGATCCACGCGTGGGCAGCATGCGACGGAGGTTTGGTGATGCGAGCATCACGGGCCGGACGTCGGCCTGCCATTTGTTGTCAGCCATGTCGGCGAACGGGACGCAAAA